CATATTTTAATATTAATAGATTGCGTACTTAGCATTTAAATACGCCTCAACTTGTTGACGCTCTGAGGTTGTTACCGCCGTATCATAAACAATTATTTCAGCTATCTTTCCATTTAAAAAATAGCTGTCTGCCTGTCCATTATTTACAGGAGTCGTATCTCCTCCAATAAGCATTTTTGTACCACCACCATCAAATCCGTTGTAAAAAGTTGTGTTTCCAACTTGTGATCCATTTTGATATAATGTAAAACTATGATTGTTATTTGTTGCTGAGACTATATATTTTTCTCCATTACTAACTACTCCTGCCAAGATAATTACAACTACATTTGAATTTGATATATTTAATGCACTATTAGTCATACCAAGAAAATAATTTCCTTCGCCACCTTGCGTTAAAAAAGTTCCTATTGTTCCATCTGAAACACGAAAAGCAACAAATATAGAATTGTTTGCGTTTATATCAAAGTTAATTGATGGTATCACAAACGAGTTTCCGTCCCCATTAAATAGAATAGATGGTTTATTATTAAATTGAGCATCGGTGCTAACAAATGTTGGGCGATAAGCCGCTGCTGCTGTTGCATTATTTCCATTTTCACTCTGATCTGCCCAAGCTGTTACATCTGAACCAGAAAGCGTAACGCCAGCATCAGCTTTGAGCCAAAGACTTAAACCTTGTAAACGATTTGGTAGAAATTTATATAATTGTATTTTTCCACTACCAAGATTTTGTTTTTTAATTAAAATACTATTTACTATAGGATCTATATCTTCAGTATTAAATATTGATAAATTATATCCTCCGCCTAGAGTATTCATAACTGAATTTATTTCATTAATATAAAATGGAGAGCAGAATCCTCCATTGGCATATTTAAAATGTAACAATAAAATAAGTTTGTTATTATAAACAAAACAAGCTGGATTTCCAGAATCTCCAAAAACTAAAGTATACCAAAATTTAGTTCTTTGAGGATCATCTGCTTGTCTAAGAAATTGAATACTGCCGTCCGCTGGTAAACCTGCATCCTCCAAATCGCCGAATTCCTCTCCATTATTAGTATTGCCAATAAAAGCAGATCTACTTTGATCAGTATAAAGTAATGGAATCTTAATATTAGATGTTATTTTTTTACTTAAATCTAAACTAGGTACTTGACAAAAACTAACGTTTGATGGTAAATCTGAATCTAATAATCCAATTCGAATATCTGAAGTCCCTACTTGCAAAGAATTTGTAAGAGTTCTTATATAGCAATTGTCATTCATATCAACAAAAATTAATTTTTTACCGATCTTTATCTGAAAATGATCGTTAAATACTATATGCCTTGGACTAATTAAAATGCCAGTCCCACCAAATCCACCAGCATGTAAAGGTTCTGCGTATCCACCTCCATTATTCCAAACTGAAATAGGAGAGGTATCGATATTTTTAGCCCAGCATGTTGAACTTCTTATGAAAACTGGATTTACTGGATCTGTTGAGCTATCTCCAGCGCAACAATTTCCATTTGGAGTCATCGTGCTGAATATTTTTTTAGTTGCGTTATCATTAGATGCTAAACCTACTATAGCAGAATCTATATCTGCTGATAATTTTTTTATATAAAAATTTGATGTTCTAGAGATAGAAAAAGCCATATTATAATATTAATTATTAATTTTATCTATGGTCTTGTCTAGTATATTGTCTTGAGATACTTTTTCTTTTAGCCAAGAATTAAGAACTCCAAAATAAACAAGATGTTCACTATCAATTAAAAACAATTCATTACCAAAAGTATCCTTATAAGCTTTGACTCCAGAATCTTCAACTAGATCAATTGCTTTTTCTTTTTTGAATTTTATTCTATACATTTTAATTAAATTATTATATCGTTCGCGCGCCTGACGCGTGATAAGAGCATAATCACCAACAAAAGAAATCAATCCACCATTATCTTTATCATATTGCTTTGGTGTTGTAGCATCATAAGATGATTTATCATCTTGTATTTTATTAGGAGTCACCGTAGCACAACCAATAAAAAGAAAATTAAGAGCTAATATGCTTGCGAGCTTCTTCAAGATCTTTGTCCTTTACTGCGTTTTCAATTCCACTTTGATGGTCAACTTCTTTTTGAGCTTCTTGACGATCTTTCATTTCTTTTGTGTTCTTTGCTCCGAACACATTATTGATCGCTGCGAATATTCCAGATACTGCTGAGAGTAGTGCTGTTAATATTCCAGTTGGCATGATTACTCTACGTAACTTGCTGTGGCATCTTTACATCCAGATGCAATAGCGTTAAGTACCTTTGCTGCAAGAATACCATTTCCATCTAGTCTAGCAAATTGTTGAGCATAAAGATCTTTGATTACAGTAACATAATTTGCCCAATGAGTTTTTTCACTTGGAAGATAATCATTAAGAGCTTTTTGAAGTTGAGCTGGAGTTGGAGTACTTCCAACTGTTAATGCTTCTACAATTGCTGCGACATTGTTTATCATTTTGGCTTTTTCAATTCTATCATCTCCAGAAGTGGCTTGATCAAGAACAACTGTGCAAGCAAGTACAACTGCAGGTTTAACATAAGGAAGAGTATTTTCAACACTTGTTGCAACATCAACTTTTCCAGTTTGAGTTGTCGCACAACCTCCAAGAAATACGCTCAAAAGAGCAACTGCGGCTAATTGTAATTTATTCATATATTTTCTCCAGTTCTTTTTTCTGCTTCGATTGTTTGAGCTACTGTTCCACCAGTAACTGCTGAGTCTTTTACTGTTAGTGCAAAAACTATACCAGATACAACAGCAACTAATTTTGAAATTCCAATAATATAAACTTCTGCTGCGTCTGGAAGAAAATATACCAATGAAGGATCAGAGTGAATTGCTATCGCTGTAGTAATTGCTACTACCGTGGTAACTCCAGAAGTGGAAGATCTCCAATTAGCGCCAAATATTTTAGATAGCATAGTTTTCATAAGATATTACACATTATTATAATATTAAAATCTAATAATTAAACGTAAAAATATGCAATAACATGAGTTGCTAAATTTACAGCATTAGTACTATGATTAGTTTCATAATAAAAACATACATAATCTCCAGATGCTATTGCTATATTTAAATTTCCAGAAGATGTATTATAAAGAATATTTGCAGTAGGAATATTTATTGCAGATGTAACTCGAACTCCTGGACTATTATCAATGGTCAAAGGATTATTTCCAAAATTTTTAAAATATCCAGTCATTGCATTGCTTGGGATTGGAGCGGTAGTACTAGCAATACTAGTCCATGTTAATTCCCTTAAAAAACATTTTTTTATCATTTGAAATCTTCTTTTATCATTATTAATTAAACCAACAGGGTCTATATCCATTTCGGGGCCAAAATAATAATATTGTGCTCCTGCGGCTGTACTATTTCTTTTATGGCCAAAATAGATAGGGATTGGGATAGATCCGCTTAATAAAACACCTGTGCCATTTACTGTTGGAATTTTTTCTAAATTTACATTTCCGCTTTTTATATCTATATCTACCCCAGACAAATTTAAAGTAGAAATATTATTTATATTAATAGCATTAAAAGTTCCACTTCCAGAAACGTTTATATTATTTATAAAAGTTTTATTTCCACTGATGGTTTGATTGCCAGTTGTATAAACAATTGTTGCTGGTAAGGTTAGAATTTCTCCACTTAATAATACTCCAGTACCATTTACTGTTGGTCGAGTATAAAAATTTTTAGTTCCAGAAATATTTTGATTACCAGTTGTATTAACGATAATGTTTTGATTCGAGGTTTCTCCACTTAATAATACTCCAATACCATTTACTGTTGGACGATTTGTTAGAGTAATACTTCCACTTATTATACTTATATCGACTCCAGAAAGACTTAAGTTATCAATATTATTTAAATTAACTCCATCTATAAAAGTCTTCACTCCGCTTATATTCTCATCAGTAAATTTATCAACAAATGTTGCATCTAAAATACCAGTATTAATAAATGCACTATTAAAAAATCCACTTAGATCTGGTTGATCGAGCTGTTTTAGTCTAATTAAATTAGCCATAAATTAAATCTTACTATGATAAAGTATACTAGCTAAATAACTATCAACTTGGTGATCACAAGCAATAGAATTTACACTAGCAACAACTTCTTGATTTTGATCAACTGGTTGCTTGATATATTCTTCTATTTTAGAAGACCAATTCTCTGGAGTTTCGTTAGCAATAATTATTTTAGATATTTGTTCTGCTACATCTTTTTGGTTGTAACTTAATTTTTTAATATTATGTTTTTTGCGAAGAGCAGATGCTACTTCCTCTTCTAACTTTTGAGCAAGAACAAGATTTTCTTTTACTTTGACTAAGCTATACTTTTCTTCAATTGCTTTTGATTGTTTTCCAGTTCCAGGAGGAGAAACATTTTTAGTAGTTTGAGGAATTCCAGTTGATCCAACTGGTCTACCAACTTCTGCTGCTTTTGCTCCGCCAATAAGTGGTTGATATAAACCTTGATCTTTAAGATCTTTGAATCTTTTTTGTGATTCAATTGATTCTTCTGAGGTCGGTAAACGTCCAGTATCAATTGCTTTCATGCCTTCTTCTGGAGTTAACATACCAAGTTCAACAAGACGATTATAAACTCTTGCGTATTGTATATCATCTTTTAAATCAATATCTTCAAAGCGAGGAGTTGGGTAATTTTTAAATCCAAGATCTTTGCTGATTCTGCGAATTTCTGGAATAAGAAATTCATTAATAAATGATTCGCGAGCCTGTTTTAATCTTTCAATAAATACTTGAACTTTAATGTTCGTATTGGCAAATTTTTCGTCACCGATAAGAATATTATTTAAACCAATTTTAATATCTCTGTCAACAACTTCGTACTTTTCTGGACCAATAAGGTTGCCTATGTCTGGAATAACAAATTGAGCTTTGGTTGTATAATCCGCAATTAAAACACGACCAACACTTTGATTCTCAAAAAGTTTTTGCATTGCTTCAAGATTCTTTTGATTAATTCCACCATTCTCTGGAGAATCTCCCATGGTAACAAGCAATACTGATTGTTGCATGGTGCGAGTAATTGCCATATCCATTTTTTTCATTTCAGCTTTCCAATTAATATCTTCTAATACTGGAAAGCCCATCGGCACAGCAAATGGCTCGTAATCTTGTTTCTTATAAAATACAGCGCAGAGTCTTTCTCTATCCAAAGGCATTGTTAAAACACCAATTGTTTTTGATTGAATTAATTTTCTAGCTTCTTCTGGAAGACTGTTAAATACTTCCCTATCTTCGTCTGTTTTGGGGTTTTTTAGTCTTTCTAATTCGTAATCACTAAGAATTTTATAATATCTTCCAGTTGAAAAATTAATGCTTCCACCAATTTGAATGTCTGCTGGGTTTAAAACAATATATCTTGATGGTAAATTAACTGCCGCTTTGGACGTATTCAAACCAAATGTTTGAGTGATTTTTGTTACGTCTGCATCAGTAATTTTTGTATCAAAACGATAAATGAATACATTACCAGAGCGATAATATTCTCTGAAAAACTTATCTTGGAAATCCCATAAATTAATCTTTTTAAATAAAGCTTCAAAGAATGTTCTTGACTTTGAACTTCCATCTTTAAAGTAAATATTACTAGAAGAAAATTCAGTCATCAAATCAATAGTATTTCTGAATATAGCGAAATTATAATAACACTTCTGACATAGAATAACCGCATCTCGGATATTCATATTAGAGTTATTCTTAATGCCTGTTGAGTATCTGAACGGTATTAATCCATCATCAATATTTTTGTATCTATCTGTTCTTGTTATCGTGCTAGCAGCATTTCTTCTTACAGAAGTATGCTCTGAGTCAGACATATTAGAAGCCTTACTCTCGTATTGAGTAGATGCATGACTTACCATTATTGGTACGATGTCTGGGTTTTTATCGTTTTTTTGGTCTTTTTTAGATTTTTTAGCCATTTTATATCAAAAATTACACTTTATATAAGATTATATGTTAAAAAATATACAATAACCAATTTAATTAAATATCAAAAAAGCCTAAGATGAATCTAACTGTCCAATTTTTAACATCTCTTAAATATTCGACAGCTTTATAAGCTATTGGAAGATAAGTTCCATATGTTAGGTCTGCTCCATCGCTACGAGATGTATAAAGATATCCATTATTTGATCCAGCCATCATAAATGGGGCATTAGGAGATAGATTGCATGAGGCCCAATAATCTCTATAAGCTGTTCTTGTCCAAGTTGCTCCGTAATTACTTGAAGTTATAAGATATCCAGGTCTGTCTTGAAAAACTGAATATGGATAATAAGCCACTGGAACTACTTCTTTTACTGTTGTTAATCCTACGATTTGGTTTTTACCGTCAGAAGATACGCTAACTCCCCCGTTAAAATCATTATTCTGTACGCCATAACCCCAACTTAGCCTTGTATAATCTGTATAAGCGAGACGCCAATTAACTCCATAGTTACTAGATGTCCAAATATGTTTACCTATTGCAGTTTGATATTTTCCATCTGAACTAATAGCAAGCTCTGTAAGATTATCCGCGACTAATACAGTTGTCCAATTTACTCCGTAATCATTAGATTTTGCCACGGCCCGATAGACCCCACCTCTTGCACATGCAATTTGATATTGACCATTACTGGAAATATCAGTAGCTGCCCATTGTGTGAATGGATTGTTCGGTCCTCTTTTAGTAAAAGTAGCTCCATAATCATTTGAGCAATAAAGCGCTCCAGTACTGTAATTATAGGAGCCATCGTCTGCATAAGGTTTAACTGTTAAATTAATATATTGGCCATTTGATGACATTGCTACGTCAGTGTAATTTTGAGGTTGATTATTTGTCAAAACTGTATTGATTGGAGTAGAGTTATATCCAAGATTATTAGAAAAATATGCTTGGCCAGATCTGGCGACTACTACGATTTTAGTAATATCATTTGATGCAGCAACGCTTCTCCAACTATTACTATTAAAAATTGTATTGAAGCTTGCTCCATAATTATTTGAATAACGAATAAATCCTTGCTGACTTTCTTCACCTATGACAGCCGCTACTGCTAGTTGATATTGCCCGTTATCGCTAGACCACGCCTCTCTATAATTAGATGAAAGATTTGTAAAATGCGAAGTAAGAGATGGTGCTCCTCCGATATTATTATAAGAAATAACATTTAAATTTCCTCCAGTAATATTGTTTCTACTCACCATACCAGAAAAGCTAACTAAAATAGAAGCTAAATCTTGAGCAGGAAGTGAATTTCCTTCAATATTAAAAAAAGTTAAACCAGTTGCTATTTCTCCAGTATTTACGGCAGATGAAGAGTCATATTTTGGATTTTTTAAGACCAAAGAAGTCACTTTAGCGCTTTGCGCTATGTAGTCTTCGACAGAAGAATTTGTTCCATTTACATTAAAAGATACTCCTGGATTTGCTGATGATCTTGAGCTCGCTTCACTAGAAAAATATTTTACCTTTGAAAAATTATTAAAATCTAATTTTGCGCTACTTATATTATTATTAGCGCTAAAAACATTTAATGTCTTTAAATTGGTAAATGGTGTTATGTTTAGTGTGGCATTATTACTCAAATTAGTTATATTAATTCCACTAATTTTATTTGCTTGAGTAATTTTAGATGTTTTTATCATATTATATTATATAATTTTATTAGAGTAAATTACACTATTTTTAACGTATCATAAGTGGTGAGAAAGTAGAGGCTACTGGTTCTTCTGTTGGTGCTGTCATCATATCTAAATAACATTTTAAGCCCCAATTAGCAAGCATAAGTGCTGAATAATTATCTTTTCTAGCTTTATTAGCCGAAGTGCTTCTTTTTAAATGTTGAGGCAAATCAAAAGTTTGATTTCCTCTACTTGTGGATGAGTGCTCTACTAAAGTGCATTGTTTCTTTGTTTGATATATAAAGTCGTCTTGATTTTCAATAAAATCTAAAATCGTCCAATCTTTTTTATCTTCAGTTTTTATTAACTCGATTGGTGCGCCACGATTCATGGCCTCATTAAAGAACTCTTCATTAGCTCCAGTCTTACTAGCAAACCATATTTTCTTATAATCAATACAAGCTTGTAGATGTTCGTTTGCTTTACGAATAAATGTACTTGTAAATACTTGATTAAAAGCTATTCTTTTATCTTCTATGTTGTATTTCTTTCTAGCGTTTTTAATCATCATCTCATAATCTAAACCTTCAAGATCAGAATCAATATCAAATGTTTTAATTTCTAATTTTTGTTTTTTGAATAATTCAGATTCATTACATGAAGATAAGAATACGTCTGCACCAGCATTATCTAAAATAATTGTAACAATATTAAAGTTACTCATAATATAAGACAGATAAGCTACGTGATTTTTTAAATTGCCAAGGCCAGCGTAAGTATGTACTAATATACCATGACCTTTCTCTTCGTCTACTTCTAAAATTGCCATAGCAAAATAATCTGCATTTGGACTATCACTCATATTAGGATCAATTCCAAGAATATATTTTTTACCAGCTTCGCCTTTTAATAATGTATGAGGTTTTTCATTATATTTTAATGTGCACTCTTCCATCTTTTTTGCATTAAAATAACTATCACTACCATCTGTAAATCTAGCACAATATTCTCTTAAGAAGCTGCTATGACTTGATCCTCCAGCTTGAGCTTCTTCAATAATAGTTTTATCTATCATTTCTTCTGGAAGAGTTTCGTAACTAATTTGGCTAACAAAATAAGTAGCTTCACCTTTTTCGTTATTTGTTATTTTTTCTGACCATTCGGTATAAACTTTATATAAATTTTCAAAAGTATAACTCGCAGAAGAAAACGCTAACATTTTACTTGTATTTTCAAAAACCATTCTATCTTCTTCTTTCATTAAGCCTTCTTCAATTAATTTATCTTCTAGTTCTCTAATTTCCATACGCTCTTTGATATTTTGTGGAGCAACTAAGAATGGCATTAATACATTTTTAACAATCTCTTCTGGAAGCAAAAGAAATTCGTCTAATACTAAAACATTTGCACGAAAGCCTCGAATCTTTTCTCCATTAAGAGGAATTGCCACAATACTTCCACCATTAATCTGCCATTCAAATTGATCATTTCTTTTAGCCTTTGCACCAAAACATTGAGCTAGTAATTCTGCACCTGGACTATTAACGATTTTTTCTAAATTATTGAATATAAATCGTGCAGTTCTAAAAGTAGGACCAGCAATTAAAATTTTTGTGTTAGGCTCAAATACACATTGAAGAAAACAAAATATTGCAGCAATAAAACTCTTGCCACATCCTCGACCAAATACACACATATTAAAATTTCTATTAAAAAAAGCTTTAAGATGTACCTCTTGATACGGGGCAAGTTTAACTCCGCTAATTAATTCTGTGGTAAATCCAATATTAGCTCTCAAAAATTTTGCTAATGATATCTTTGCTTCTTTGTCGTTGAGATAACCTTTCATTTTCATTAATTCAGCATTAACGTCTTTAACTTCTCTTACGTATTTCTCTGGAGAATATATCATAGTATTTTTAGATCATATGCTAATTGTAGATCTACTTTCTTATAAAAACATTTAGATGCTAATATTACCTCTATTATTCTTTTCATTTCTTCTCTACCGTCTACAAATAAAAATTGTAAATTATCATAATCTTGTATTAATGATCTTACATTATGGAATATAAATTCTGGAGTAGCTTTAATTTTTTTGCTAATATGTGGTAGATATTGAAAGCTTAAAGCATTTTGTAGTTTCTCTTCTACTACTACAACAATATACGCATTATTATTTTTAGCCTTTTCTATTTCATTTTTAAATCTATTTAAATTGCCGCTACTTAAAGTGCTAATAAAATCACTTAAGCTTTTACGCTCAATATAGCAATTACAATTATCATTTGAAGAGGTGTAGTCGCCATATGGAAGAGTCTTAATCTCAAAAGGTGTATTAAATTTAAGCCAACTTTGTTCTCTGGTATCAACATATATGGTATCTCTTATTGTTAATTTGTTTTGAAATTGGTTAGTTATATTTTTAGGATGCACAAACTTATTTTCTAACCCTACTTCAGAGCATACATCATAGTAATCATTAAAAATCTTATTATAAAATATAACCGATGGACTCATGATAGTTCTTAACTCTACTTGACTTGGTGAATATATAATTTTCTTTTCTTCTTTGCGTTTAGTTAGTAATGACTTGCAATATTCTTGAGCTTTTTCTATTGGCTGATCTTTTAGCCATTTTTTCATGTTATTCTTATCATTAAAATCACTATTAAAGTATTGCTCTTTACTTTTAAAGTTAATAGTTTCCCCAGTTAATAAATCTTTTTTAGCATAATAAGTATGATAGTATTTTTCCTTATTTAAACCGTATCCTCTAAGTGAAAGATGCAAACTCTTCTCATCTTTAAATTCTTTTCCGTCAACTTTACAAATAACTGGCATAAGATTAACCATTAAGTATTTCGTCTTTAGAGATTCCTAAAATTTTACATTTAATTTCATCCATAGATGATAATCTATCTATTTCTTTTTCTAAACTTTTCTTTCTTAGTTCTCCCATTTTAATGAGTTTAGTTCTGCTCTCTTCTTCTTTCCATATTTGCACAAGATTAATAATCGAAGCTGTTTCCTTGACTTGCTTGCTTAATTTTTCACTTCTTTTAACTTTTAAATCGTTATTTAATTTCTGCTGTCTATTCACGCAATCATTATATTCTTTTCTAGCTGTATTACTTGCTTCGACTAAGGCCATAGGAATTTTACCATCATCTTGTAACGATAAATCTATTTGATTTTGTAATACGCTAATAGTTTGTTGAATACTAGAAGATATAAGAACTTCAGTACAGAGCACTATATATTGATCTACCTCTTCTTGAGTTAAATCACCTTTATTATAAGTATATCTTACAAAACTACTCTCAAAAAGTTCGCGATCATTTTCATTATCATAAAGATTAATTTGATGTATGAATCTATGAGTATTCATATAGCTTATAACAGCAATAATTTCTCTTTTTTGCCCATGAGTTATTTTACTTTTATCTATTCCATCTAAAACATATTTATTAATTTTTGCTATCATTCTTTCTTCACTGCGAGGAGGTTTATAATCTCCAGTAGAAGCTTCTTCATTTTCACTATTATTATATTTTATATTTGTGGGTATACTTTTCATGTAATCTAAAACGCTTCTGCTTTCTTGGCAAAGATTCGTTAGAGTTTCATTTTTAAATAATATTTTAGCCATTTCCAATCCAGTCATAACATTACAATTGTTACTAATGTATTCTTTTTGGTCGTTGGATAATTCTAATATACCTTTGGCTTCATATTCATGGCTTTTGCGTGGTTTAATTTGTCTAGAAGCTAAAAATTGTTTAACAGCTTTACCTTCTTTGCTTCTGCCATCAAGATCATCTCTATCAAAAGCTAATTTAACAAGTTCGGCTAAAGATGGAGGACTACTTGGCCTATCATTCCATTCTTTTAATAGTTTTAATTGTTGCTCTTCTGTTAGTATTAAGATATCTTCGCTCATACAATATCTATATCTCCATTATATAAATGCTTTTTAACTTTTATTATAATAGCTTTCTTTAAATTTTTAATTTGTTTGTATCCTGCCATTCTATTCTTTTCGCTAGTTCTATAGCCCATTAGTTTAGCAACCTGCTCTTCGGTTTTACCATCAACATAAAGGTATTGATATATTTTCCATTCAATAGGTTTTAATACTGTTTGCATTTTAGTATGTACGTTTTTAGCTGCTGCTTCTACATTAAAATCGTTTCCTTTCATATTGCCGATTTCATTTGTATGATTTTCTAAACTCACTGTTAGTTTAGTATCATGTGCGCTTTTCTTACTCTTCTCCCAATTTGCATATAATGGACAAGCTGAACATTGTTTACCATAAATTCCACAACCATCTTCATTTTCTGCAGCAGAACATTTTAAACAAGGACGAGTATAATTACTATAATTATTTCTTATCAGATTTTTAATTTGGTTACTTATTATTCTATTTACCCAAGGAGCAAGTGGTTTTGAAAAATCATAAAGATGCCATTTTTTATAAATATGAAATCTTAATATTTGAGATACGTCACTATAATCCATCCAAGCAATAGCGGTTAAATTCCACTTATTTTTTCTTTTTAAAATTTCAGAGTTTATTCCTTCGATACAATCTTCAAATATTGGGCGCTTAGCCATCTTTCTGGCCTTTACGACGCTTCGCTGGTTGAGGCGCTGACCGAGATAATGGACGTATAGCTCCACCCTCTCTTGCAAAATCCTCCATTACTTTCTTTTTATCTACTTTTTGAAAAGTTTTGTTTTTTCTTAATTGGTTCTCTTCTCCTCTTGAAGTTCCCATTATTGATCCTAATGTTTGTTTGTCTCTTGAGGGCACATCCACATCAAATGTTAAATCGCTAATTTCTGGTACGTGATCTACTTCTGTTGCTTCGATCTCATCATCCTCATAATCTTCTGCTTCGATATTTGGTCTTTTAGCTATTGTAGGTTTTTGCATTAATACCTTTTGAGCTACTTTTTCTTGTTTTTTAGCCACTTCGCCACTAAAAGAAAATCCACAAGAACTGCAGAATTTAGGTTTATTTAGTGAATATTCAGTAACCGCACCACAATCAGAGCAATATATTTTTAACATATCTTATTATATGCTAAAATGATAGGTTATTCTAAATATTTAAATTTAATTTAAACTAACTATATGAGCTTTAAATATAAAACAATATCTTATTTTATTTCTTCAAACTTCTCAATAATATAAGCTAAGATATCATTTCTCATGATATCGCTTGTGCCAAATTTAAAAGTTACAATACCTTTGCTTGCGCTTTTTTCATCATCAAA